TATCATCTATAAGACCAGTTAATTTTGAGTGACGAAAAACAGAATTAAAACTTATTAAATCTGAATTATTAAAATTGGATAGTGTAGTAGAAACTAATGACTCTAAAGCTTCTTTTGAATTAGTCGTTGTACTCGAATCATATTGAAAGACTGTGTTAAGAATTAAATAAGTTGTAATCGGATCTACAATTACTGGAGTTATGGACGCAACCTTATAGGGTTTTAAATCTTTTTCAAGTTGAAATTTTTGAGCAGTAGTCATATTTTCACCAGTAGTAGTTTTAACTGATACGAAAACTTTTCCATATTCTGGTGTGGAACTTGTAAGTCCTGTTGCCGAATCAAAACTACCGTCTTCACCACCCCAAACAGAAACCGCTTGTGTATTTGCAAATAATTTTCTAACATATACTTTATAATCATCAGCCGTTACTGCTCGACCTTGTGATGCGTAATCTAATGGTGCGTTTAATTTAATAGAGGTAATTGATTCGCCTTCTGCACCACCTCTTGCAGTTACATTAACAACTACTCCAACATTTGTTACTCCATCAATTGCTGAAGGTGAAGTAAAGGAACTTGCACCATTGGCTGCACTCTTGTTAGTGACAACGTATTGTAGAACCACAATGTTATTGTCGGATAAAGCTTTACTTACATTACCATCGCCAAAGTAAATTTCAAATTTACCAGACTCCGCTTCTTGTAAATAATACACTTCACTCGTTGTTGATAACTGAGTTATGTCAGTTGCTTTCGTGAATGTCGTTGTCGTTGTATCCGATGCAGAATTTTGAACCTTAACTGTTAGTGTAGTAGTATCTGATCTAGGGTCAATTAACAAAAATCTTTGATCTACGTCAGAGATATCCACTACATACTTTGTGGTTACATACGTTCCCTCATAAATGTCAACTTCAGTAAATGGAATTGAGTTACCAATATTAGAAGCAGTTATATCTTTTATCGTAACAAACTGATAATCAACGTCATCTATTTTTGTTGTAAAGGCAGTTCCAGCAGGCATTGTCTTGTTTGCATCTGTGGTGTTTAAAGAAACAGTGATAACTGCCTTTGCAGCTCTTGGGGAAGTAACTTCATATCCCAACATTTTTGCGTGTGATACCGCACTAGACCGTAAGGATGTGCTATCAAGAAACATTTCGTTTGCAAGCATATTTGCATTGAAACCAAGATAGTGAGTGTTATACGCAAGAACATCCAGTAGGATACTCATACCCGAACCTTCAAAATCATAATCTCTGAATTGAGATTGTCCTTTAAGAAAGGTTTTTAGGTTGTCTTTTATCTCATCAAAGTCTAATTCTGTTACTCTAAGTCTTGAGGGGTTTGTAGCCATTATCGTAATCTCTCCAACATAACTGTTAAGTCAACTAATTCTGTGGGAGTATTCACAACATAAAATTCTATTGATACTTCATATTCATTGCGGTCGTAATCAGGATTTGCACGAACACTTACCAATCGTGCTCTTGGTTCAAAGTTATTAATTACATCTTCGACCTTCTTTGTTAACTGTGCAGCTACAAAGGGGGTCATCAATTCAAACAACATTCCCCTAACACCACTTGCTATTTCTGGGTGAAAGGGTTTTTCATAAGGATTCAATAGAACAAGATTACGAATTGACCTTTTGACTGCTTGTATGTCTGTTATTGTATTAACATCGCCACTAGGTATCTTTCTTTTTAAAAATAAATCTAAGTCTATATACCGTCTTGTATTACGACTAGAAGTATTCTGTGATTGTGCGTCATAGACCGCCATTTATAGGGAACTCCCACTTATTATTATATTATTTATACATCATATTGTAATTTAAGTTTCAAAGGTGTTCGTATTTTTCTTTACATAACCAATAGGTTCAAGAGCTGCTTCTTTTATTTTCTCAACTAATGCTTCCTGTTGTATCTCTTGACTTTCTAATGCAGCTTTCTTGAGTGCATCTACAATCTCTTGATTAACCTCATCACTGAGTATTTCTTCAATATCAGCATCATCTGCCTGCAAAACTTCTTTTGCTTTTTCAACAACGTCACCACCTGCAACGGGTATGGTGAAGTTAGGAATCTCAGCAGATATCTTTTTTCCAGATTCAAAAGCATCGGTTGCTTTAGAAACAAGGTCATCTAATTCAACTCCCTGTGCAGATAAACCACTTCCAAATTTTGATTTAAGTGATGCAAGGGCAGTATCACGACTTGAACCAGCCAATGACTGTAATGAAGTAAGTTCTGCTTGTAAATTAATATCAGGTAAGTCAGGCAACTCTGGAATCATTGGTTTCAGTTTGTCACCAAAATCCAATAAGTCAGATTTTAACGTGGATGTTAAAGTTGATGCGTCTACTTCCATGTTGGACTTCAACGTATCCTTTATTGTACTGAACTTATCTCTGGCCGTATTAAAAGATGCGTTCGCGCCTGGCAAGTTTGCAGTTGTAAAGTCAGCCATATTAATCTCCTACGTTTACGTTCGATGAACCATTAGATGTATGAGCACAAGTGGCTGCATCTCCAGCATTAACAACTGCGATACCACCGATGAATACATTATCAGAACCAGCAATCATTGTAGGTGCATTATGTGGAGAATCCCCATGCGATGTAACGGAATCACCATGCACAATTATGTTTTTACTATTTGCCTTTACAGTAGACTGCGATGATATAATCGCACCTCCTGCTGTATCTCCATGTCTCGTTGCGCCAGGCATTAGTTCTTCCTCTTTCGCAATTGTACGTCATGATTGGATATTGTCGAATTTAATGGGTGGACGTTTTCCCTCACCGCAGACTCCATGTCGCTTTCAAAATAACACTCATCACCGTTATCATCGATTGCACCAACAACAGCACCCCTAATCATTTTTGCCATTAACTCTGCATTTATCAAATTATCTGCAACCAAGTATCCTTTAAAGAAATTACCCCACTCTCTCCACTCTGGATTTGCTTTAGTAATGTCTTGAAAGACAATGATGTATTTAGTTCTGTCCATGTTAGTTCAAGTTGATTGTAGCTGCATCAATATCGACTTCAGTGGATGCATCTAAATCTAGTGTTCCTGTTATGTTAGTTGTCTGACCCGCACTGAAAGTTTCTGATACAGCAGCAGTAACAGTTGTCGTCAATGTACTACTAAATGTTTCTATGACTGCACCAATTGATATTACATTTAATCCGTCTGCTTCTGTCTTGATAGTCATTGCTTTTGCAGATCTCATGTCAAGTTTATCTCCAGCCTTGAATGAGACAATGCCAGATGCTGCACTGATTTGAAAATCTGTTTTTGCAAATGCAAAAATATCACTAGTGAGAGAAGTTATTGAAATTCTTTTGGTTGCAGCTAAATCATAAAGACCACCAATATTCCTTGTTTCATTTCCGTTGATTAAATAATCAACATCTTCTCCTACACGAGCCTTGATTGCTCTATCAATGTTAAACGCATAGTTGCCTAATATTTGTTCTGCTCGGTTCTTTCCAATCTTGACCTCATGTTCGCCATGTATGTTCTGACTATAGTTTCCCTCAACCTCTAATGCATAGTCTCCCTTAACTAACTCACGCACGTTACCATCGTAAGTAATGTTTGCATCACCAACTACCAGTATGCTTGACTTGCCTGCAATAATCTCGTAGTTGTCTCCTATGACTTTGACCATCTTAGTTCCGTCTGGATGTATCTCTTGGAAAGTTCCTGTGGAGTGTTGCTGCATTAGGCGTTCACCGCCAGGCGTATCGTCTATCTCATGGATATGTCCTGCTTCACTTTCATGAACATGGTTGTAAGGATATTTCGCAGAGGTGTATGGTGATTCGTCTGCGGTAACACTTTTGGGATGGGGTTCATTCCAAGTAGTGCGTTCTTCAAGAGTAGTGCTATCCGATACTTCTGGTATGTGCGGTTTAATTGCGATAGGAATATCATCTTGCTTAAGTTCCCTTCGCATCATGAGAGCTACGTGTGTTTCGGAATCTTCACCTCTTGCTAATCGACTAACATCACTCTCTTTGATTCCGTGGCCAGAATAGATACGGCACTCGGTAGGATAAGTGTTCGTTGGATCATTAAATCCTAGTTTGATATCGGGAAGATTTTCTGGGTAGCCGGGCAAGGTGCCCATGATAATCGGTTGTTGCTTCTCTCTTGCGTCACGAAAGAAACCGACAACCCAACTACCTTCAACAAGAAAAGAAGGAGTGTTACCTAACCCTTGCATTGAAGGATCAGTAACAGGATGCATGACATGGGCCCACGGCAGATCTGCCGTAGGTATAAGTGTTAAATCTTCGGTGTGGTATCCTAAACAGCGAACCTGTACTCGACCAAGTTCGGCGGGGTCATTACGATTCTCTACGACACCAACGAACCAGATGAAACCATCTAGTCCCATAAAATATTGTTCTGCCATGTGAACTCCTTATAATATAATATTTATAAGGAAGGTCAGATATAGAACGTAGTTAAGAGTCTTTGTTCTCCGGCTGCCGCGTGACGATGGCCCGATAAGGGCGATCTGCGGTCTGAATATTTCCAGCAATTATAATCCGTTCTCCATCACATTCCATTTTCGGAACGGAGTGTTTAAACCAACTAGGGAATATGAGAATATCATCATCTTCTGGATAGATATCAAAAGAAGTGACATCGTTTGTTCCTGATTGAAAAGTATTTTCAAACCGAAACGGTGGTGAATCATTTGGTATTTTAAGATAATAGCACCAACTCCATAGATTGCCCCAATGATTATGTATGACAGTCTCATCACCTTTACGATAAACCGCACCCCAGCAATCAAAATTAAACGTCGATATATGTTCTTCAGTCATTTGATTTGCAACAGCTCCTGCATGGATTGAAAGTTCTTCAAATTCTTTATACTTCTGATGCATGAACCAATCAGTCATGTCTGCTTTAACATTGGATACATGATTTTGTTCATCACCCCGATTGAGTATGATGTCCTTGAGAGATTGCCTCATGGTAGAACTTAACCCCAACTTTACTAATTGTATGGGATTCTGAATAACTGCGGGAATATTTAAAGGAAATTCTATCTTGTATTCCTTTCCATGCGTACCACACTTTCGGGTAGTTTTATTTTCCATAATTAATAAGATAGAACACAATACAGACACCAGCTAGTAACAGTACAATGTTGCTAGGGCCCATAGTAAATAATTCTTCCATTTTAAATTCCTTTTTAAAAGTCCGTATAGATATTTCCAGAAACCACGATACGGTCGTGGTCACATTCTTGCTCAGAAACTTTGTGGGTTAGCCATGCAGGCCACAATATAATTTGACCTGCCTTGTGTGCAACCAAGGTTTTTTCGGCAAGTCCGGTGCCTTCTATAGAAACATCTTCAGCCGTAGGAAACGATAACGGTGTGCAATTTTCACAGGACTTTACGCAGTAGCAGTAAGACCACAACGCAGGCCAATGGGTATGCGTATCAGTAGAATCACCTTTCTTGTAAATCAATCCCCAAGACTCCAGAACTTTCATCGGTACTTCTTCGGGGTTGCCTTGCTCATCAGTGCGACTTGCAAGGGGAAACTTTTTCGCAAAGTCCAGTACTGCATTATTTAATAAAGAAAAAGAATCGTATACTTCATGCATCTTCCAGTGCGTCCGATAGCACTTCGCAGCTGACAACGCACCCTGACCAGCACTCCGAATATCTTTTTCGAGATAATAATTAAGTGCGATCCAATCGTCACCTTCGATACTTCGTATTTTGACAGGAAACTTTTCGGTGAAGTAATCCCACATATTAGTGTGTCCACTCATAAAGTATAGGAATGCTCCATTCAAATATTGCAATCCCTATCATGACCATAACAATAAATAACCCAATACTGAGTATCGTCCAGAAGGAACCAAAAAACAACCATCGGAGTAATAGGGGCAGGGGTTCCTTTTTGAGAACCGCCCAGTTTGAAGGGGGGGTGGCTTCGGGTGGAAAGACTTTCATGGTCTACGAAAGGTCATGAAATATTCTGTAGTGCCCAATGCCTCCAGTACTCTTCATTCTTTTTGTCGTCGGCTTGACCTTCCTTATACCATTCATCAACAACCAGTAACGCAACTTCAATGGAAGACTCTTGAACATCACAACCGTCAAGCTCAAGTTTCAATCGGTTTTTTAATTCTTTTAGTTCTTTAGGCAGTTTCATAGCTAACAACCTCTATCTTCATAATCATATGCATCGCGTACATCTATGTGCTCGCCGTCTGCCCAACGCTTGGACTTACGCACTGGTTCATCATATGCATCGCGTACATCTACGCCCTTAACAAGTTTTTCTTTAATAAACTTAATATCAAATTGCTTATACCGTTCATCCATTTTTTTATAGATTAGTTTTAACTTTCGGACTTCTTTTCTCTGTGAGGCTAACTCTCCCAGCAACTCTGACGGAATTTCGCTGCCGAAACCCCATTTCTCCAGAGTCTTTTTTTCTTTCTCTATTTCCTTATACACTCTCTCAGCATCTCTGAGATCATGCCCGGCATCTTCTAAGTCCATGATTATCAAGTACTTACTTTTTGGTTCCATTGGTATCTCCTATAAGGCACCCTTATCTAAAAAATAAACTGCAGCAATTATAATTGCGTAAATAATAAGAAGCGTTTTTAAAAAATCTTTACTTTCCCTTTTCATAACCTATGGCCCAAATTCTAAATATTCACTTCCCGATCCGGTTGGTTGAAGTTGCATAGGGAGATTAGGTTTATCTGTCCATACGTTACACCAACCTTTTGCGTTCACCCTATTATTTGTAAAGATATTACATTTACCCCACTCATGGCCACCTTGGAAGTATACACAGTTTGAGCATTTACTGCCTGGTACATAGTTGGGATGTTTTGCTAGTAGAACTTGTGCAGGGATTGCATCAACATCATGCGTATACCCTAACGTAGTAGCTAGACCATCATCAGGATCTAATTTTGGTAGGACTAGTTTTACCGTTGACGCAGATACAGGAACGGCCGCAATTGCGACCAGAAGACCAGCACACCTTCGTGCAAACTCACGGCGATTCAAAAGTTTCTTCATAAAATTCTCTTTTTATATATGTCTATGAATGTTAAGATATTATCCCACAGTTTTAGGGGTAGTGTCAATACCTTATGGCGGAGTGTACGGGACTCGAACCCGTGACCCCTTGCGTGACAGGCAAGTATTCTAACCAGCTGAACTAACACTCCATTATTACCGTGCAGCCCATGCAAGTCCGATGTTGGAGATTGCGAATCCTGTGAAAACAAGTGCGAGTTGTATATTACCTTTCATGAATAGACTCACAGCAATATACGCATAGGTTACACCTACTATTGCGATTAAATGAAAACTCAATCTCTGAACCCCTCGCCTTTTAGTAAATGAGAAAATCTATGAACAAATATTTCATAGAGTAAACTCGGTAAACTGCTCGCAGTATATTCGCCTGCATCACAGTAGTATTTCCATTCGGGAGTGCTGTGAAATAATTGTGTGTGTGTTCCGTCTAACATAATAAAAAAATTCCTCTGGATACTTATTGCATTTATAGATTACAAACGGCGCCTCAGTTTTAACCCCCTAAGTGGCTTTGAGAGCTCTGAGAGTTTACTAAGGGAATGGGGGACTAGCCTTAACGACTAGCCCCCATTGAGCCTACGCTAGAGCGCGGAACCCTGCAGCAACAACAGAACGAGTTGGTGTGCCGAGGCGATACTTCACTGAAGTCGCTCCGTTACCATTCGTCCGTTGATTGCCATACACAGGATAACCCTGCATACGAATCGAGCTGATCAAAGCGCGAGCATTCTTAACGCCAAAACGTGCGTTAATCTGCTTGCCCGTGAGCTCAGCCCCATCCTCTAGTGCCGCAATAACTCTTGCGGTCTTAGTGGCGGTAGTCATAATATAATATTCTCCTTATGACGGTTGTGGATGCATAGTGCATCCGGTAAAAGGTGGAGTCAGACTTTACCTTCTAAGCACCGATATAAAAAATGTGCGGTGTGTGTGATCAGTAAAGCCCAACTCCTTTGCAACGAAGGCCTAACGTCCACTTAGAGCTTATGTAGGTCTTATGACCAACTCTAAGGCCCCCACCAAACTCGATGGGGGAGCTTCGCAGCTTTCAACGCCGGTACATTATCTAGTGAATGTACCTGTCGCATCGAAATCAAAAGATGGGAGTAACAGTGAGAGATAGTCCCGAAATGAAGATTTGGAGGCCTTCACACAACATCGCTGTTGAGGATTGTTCTATACTTCTCCTAGCTGTTTCGTGGGTACTTTAAGTGGGTATTAACCACCCGAATGTACATTCGGTTACCCTCGAAACTTGCGCCTGAACTCCCATTCTCGTTGTTCAATTCAGTACCGGGCCTTTTGGAGCTGCGTCCCTCCTGCCTTTGACCGCACTCCGGTTTCATTCAGTACGGCCCCCTATCATCAACTTCCTTCACCATAGTCTCTGTTTATATAGGGTAAACACAGACGGTTTTTGTGGTGGTCTTAAGCACCTATGGCATTATAGTATCCTTCGCACTTTACTAATTTAAAATTTCCTTCAGCACCTGTCTGGCCAGCATCTTCATTAATCACTTCAAGGTTTGCACCTGTGAAAAAGTAGGCAGCTCGATTATATATCTCGAAGATATTCTTTGCACGTTCTTTACCGCTGTCCAGTTGACACGTTATGTCATAGGCCGGAACTGTGGTCATAAACGGCATCTTCCAATCCTTCTCATTTCCGATTAACTTATTGAAAAACGGGAGAAGAAACTCTCGGTCATTGAACCATTTATCTTTAAGACGCATTTCCTTCCTCTCTAACCTCAACTATATAGCTATTATCTCATACTCAGAGGGCATTGTCAAGTCTCTAAGTCCTTGTTTTATATCAGTTTTTTAAATATTTCCGTAGGACTTCCAAACAAAGCCCTTTAAAGTCTTTGTTCGCTTACCGTTCGGGTCAATTTCTACCAAGGTCTTTTCACACTTGACTCTCTCACCGTCCTCGGCCCAGATGTATCCCTCACCCTCATGCCAAGTACTACCATCAGTCGGCCATCCCTTACCCTCGTAATTTTTTGATTTCGATGAGTTAAAAATTGCATCAACTGTGAAAAAGCTTTTGTAGCCGTTTTCCGTGATTGTCTTCCCTGCGTTCAAGCCACGATTAACCTTTTTTGCAATCGTAGCTTCAATCGACTCTACGTCCTCAGGCTGATACAGGAAAACTTCCAGAGTATTCCCGATTTGAATTGTGCGCTTGATGGCGGGTTTCATTCTCTTTAATCTCAACTATAGCTAGTATAGTCGATCTGTAGGGCATTGTCAAGGACTTTCTTCATCCCTAAGTCCTTGATATATAAGGGAATTGTTTTATGCACACTCCCTGAGTTTAAGCTCACGGTATTTGATATTATAATCTCCAGTGCTGACCCAATTCCTAAAGGCCCTACATTCAATCCCCTCGGTACGACATATGTCATACATTGGGCAGCCTTCGCATGGTATCTCCTTTTTGTTCAGAACACCGTAGTGGATATCTGATATATTATAGCGTTTCATCTTCACCTCTCTCTATACCCCTCTGGTACATATATTATTATACAGGAACTTAGAACCATTGTCAAGTTATTCTGTATATCCATTGAACTCAACCGCAAGATATTCATCAAGAAATGCATCAAACCATTCGTTACCATGCCATGCAGGTTCAGAACCATCAATAAAAGCTCCCCATGCACCAAGCAATGTCTTGATGGAATCGAGCTCGCCGGCGTTGTCGGCACGTTCCCATTCTTCATTACTCAGACTCAGCGCCTGGTTGACCTCTTCCTTAATTTTTTCCTTTAGAACTGTATTCATTAGTGCTCTCCTTCATTCATAAAGACTATTCCGGCCGTACCATTGTGGATAAAGGGCTATCAACTCATCGAGGCCCTTGAGCGCCAGAACGTCTAGTCGTCTACTGTACTCTGATTTCTCAATATCGTATTCATCGTTAATCGGCTCCTTGCGAACGGCCTTCGATGCAGCTCGTTTCAACTTCGGAGTGCCCGGGCGTCCCCAAGTATTGGCGCCTCGTTTTCCGATTTTCTTTGCAGCGTTACGGTTCATATGTCCTCCTAGATTCTCAACTATCGTGCCGCCCGATCACGGGCCCGAAGATTACCGCTTGGAAAACTGGCGGCCGGATAAGCTCTTTGAGCGTCCCTGTAAGAGCAGTTGATCTCAAAACCTATCACCTTATACAGTGGACTATCCCAGATATCACCCTCATAGGTGCGCCATATCTTAATACTTCCACCGACACCAGACCGCTCATTCATGCGAACGATTACCCAAGACTTGTTCATTTTACGATTCATTTCTTTCTCCGGCTATTCGTGCAGTTTCAAACGCCTCAGCGGCCTCTAACGACTTCCATCGATTCCTTTTGACAACCTCTTCTCCGATAGAGTCCCATCGATTCTCTCGGGAGGTTTCATTCGAGCGAGAAATCTCATCAATTACAACTGCGAGCTCTCGAGCGAGTCCCTGATTTTCGAGATTCAGAGTCTCAAAATCGTATCGCAGCTGGTCAATGAGTTCTTGCTGTCGCTGAACTCGTCGAGTCATCGCTCCAAGTATACCAGTTATTGCCATCGTGCCCATCTCATTTACCCTCAATTACAAGGCTATTGTCTCACACATCTGGGGGCATTGTCAAATCGGAGAATAATCCCTTATAAATCAATAGCTTACTGAGAGGGTGCTGAGAGGTTTCTCTGATAATGTACACTTGACAAAC